CCAAGGGTATTATCCAAGTCGGCATTAAAGAAATTATCACAGAGACACAGGGTATACCTAAAAAGTGGCAAGATTCATGGGACTTCTCTAAAAGCATGTTTGACGAAGCAGGTATTATAGTACGAACAATTGAAAGGCAGTAAAAAAATGGCAAAAATTCTAATCACTGGTGGCGCAGGTTTCATTGCATATCACCTAGCACAAAAACTACAAGCAGAAGGGCATCGGGTATGCGGCTTTGATAATTACAACGACTATTATGATGTTGATCTAAAGTACGCTCGTGCGCGTTCACTGGCAACAAGAGGCATTGAGGTTATCAAGGGTGATTTGGTAAATCTGGTTGATGTAGACTTTGCTGTTACTACCTTTGCGCCTGAGATTGTAATACACTTGGGTGCATACGCTGGTGTTCGGCATTCACTGGATCATCCAAAATTATATATTGACAACAACATTAATGGTACACATAACTTAATTGAAGTTTGTGAAAAACGTGGTGTTAATAAAATCATTTATGCATCAACATCATGTGTAATGGCTGGCAATGAACTACCTTGGAATGAGAGTGAGAAGTGTGGTTACCAACTCAACGCGTATGGTTACTCCAAGGCAACGAACGAGGCACAGTTCATGGCTAGTAAAATACCCGTAACCATTGGCCTTCGATTCTTTACTGTCTACGGTCCTTGGGGTCGTCCTGACATGGCACTGTTTACATTTACCAAATCCATTATCGACGGCACTCCTATTAAGTTGTTTAACTACGGTGATATGATCCGTGACTTTACTTACGTTGATGATATTGTCCAGGGTGTTAATATTGTTATTAATAGAGCAATTAATACGACACAGAACCTAAAAGAAGTGTATAATATAGGTAACGGCGAACAGGTTCAACTTTTGGACTTTGTGAGTGAAATTGAAAAGAACGTTGGTAAGGAGGCAATTAGAGAATTGGTTGAGAAACACCCAGCCGATACACAGGCTACTTGGTCGGACACAACGAAACTTCAAGCACTTGGTTATAAACCAACAACATCAGTAAAGGTTGGTGTTGCTAAATTTGTTGAATGGTACAAAGAGTACTATGCAATCGTGTAAGTGTTTACATTCATCCGTATTTGTGTTATAATATACTCTTGGAATCATCATGGCAAAATATGCTAATCGCACCTGCTACAGTTGTGGTATACGTTTACCTCAACCAGAGATGGCAGAAAAAATAATTGAGGAAAAGGCAGGACATTCTACTGGCTACGGTACGAATTTTTTGTCATGGTTTGATGAAAAAAGAAAAAATAACATAAATCTCTCTCGCAGAAATTATACACGTAAAAAGAAAGTTTGGATGTGTCCATCGTGTAATAACAAATCATCATGGTTGGAAAATGTACTAGGATTTTTTGTTATTCTGTTTTTCGTATTGCTTTTTATATAGGAACTATATTATGTCCATTATGGATAAATTAAAAAAGAATAGTAAGTTAGATCATACTGAAATTCTATCGGAATCTAAATTCTTCAATGAGAAGGATATGGTTGCCACTGATGTGCCAATGATTAACGTTGCACTGTCTGGTAAAGTTGATGGTGGCTTGAGTCCAGGACTGACGGTGTTGGCAGGCCCATCCAAACACTTTAAGACATCATTTGCTCTTATCATGGCCAGCGCCTATCTGAAAGCATATCCTGATGCAGTGATGTTATTTTATGACTCTGAGTTTGGTTCACCTCAATCGTACTTCGAACAGTTCGGTATTGATCCATCACGTGTACTGCACACGCCAATTACTAACGTTGAAGAGCTTAAGTTTGACTTGATCGGTCAACTCGAAGGCATTACACGTGGCGATAAGGTATGTGTCGTTATTGATTCGGTTGGTAACTTGGCTTCTAAGAAAGAATTGGAAGATGCTATCAATGAGAAATCAGTGGCAGATATGTCTCGCGCCAAGGCATTGAAGGGCCTCTTCCGTATGTGTACACCGTACTTGAATATGAAAAATATTCCCATGATTGCCGTTAATCACACATACAAGGAAATCGGTCTGTTCCCTAAGGATATTGTCTCTGGTGGCACTGGCATTTACTACTCGGCAGATAATATTTGGATCCTGGGTCGTCAACAGGATAAGGTTGGCACTGAGATCCAAGGTTACCACTTTATTATTAACGTAGAGAAATCACGGTACGTCCGAGAGAAATCAAAGATTCCAATCTCCGTATCATGGGAAGGTGGCGTACAGCGTTGGTCCGGTCTATTGGATGTTGCTCTCACTGGTGGATATGTTGTTAAACCTAGCAACGGTTGGTATCAAAAAGTCGATAAGTCCACAGGCGAAGTGATTGAAGGTAAATATAGAGAAAAGGATACTCTGAACGAAGAGTTCTGGAAACCTGTTTTTGACACTACGGACTTTGCCGATCATTTGGCTAGATCCTATATGATTAGAAGAGAAGTATATGCAGACCCCGATGGAGAATGAATTAAAAGAAAACGTTGATTATGTTCTAACACCCCTACAGGATACAGAAGATGCTTGGGGTGTTAGGTTCATGACCGGCGATTACGTTGAGACGGTTGTGCAATATAACGCAATCGCCTTTAATGAGATACAAGATCAATTGACATTTAATTTTAGAATTGTTACTACCCCAGACACTGAATTGGATGAGAGTACTGTTGGCCTTCAAACACATGCCGCTGCTATATTGGAGGCAATTATTGAGGTCGGTCTTACTGATGGTAGTGTTCAGTTAAAGGAACGAGAGGAACAAGTTGCAGGTAAATCTTGAACAAACAATCTTACGCAATATTCTTACTGATGAGAAATATATGCGTAAGGTGTTACCATTTATTAAACCCGAGTATTTTGAGGGTATCTACCGGACTCTGTTTAAAGAGACTGGTAAGTTTGTTGCCAAATATAATAAATTGCCAACATCAACTAGTTTTAAAATCGAGTTGGACCAAACCGATAAGTTGTCGAGTGAACAACATAATATGGCAATGGATGTGTTGCCGCATATTTTCTCTGATGAAAAGGTCGATGAGCAATGGTTGTTGGACACTACTGAAAAGTGGTGCCAGGATAGAGCAGTCTATAATGCGATTATGGAATCCATCTCCATCATCGATGGTAAACATGAATCGCTTACAAAGAATGCATTGCCTGACATTCTGACCAAAGCACTCGGCGTTGGTTTCGACACTAACGTCGGCCATGATTACATTGAAAACGTAGACCTACGGTATGACTTCTATCATACTGAGGAGCAACGCGTTCCATTTGACTTGGATTACTTTAATAAAATCACCAAGGGTGGTTTGCCAAACAAAACTCTAAATATTGCTCTTGCTGGCACGGGTGTTGGTAAATCATTATTCATGTGTCATATGGCAGCATCAGCCTTGACTCAGAACTTAAATGTGCTTTATATCACATTAGAGATGTCTGAGGAACGTATTGCTGAACGTATCGATGCTAATTTATTAAATGTACCTATTGATCAGATTGATAAAATGTCTAAGGATATGTTTACCACCAAGGTGGCGAATATATCTAAACAGACTACAGGCAAGTTGATTATTAAGGAATACCCTACGGGTTCTGCACACACTGGCCATTACCGTGGCTTGTTGAATGAACTCAAACTTAAGAAACAATTTATACCTCAGATCATTTTTATTGATTACTTGAATATTTGCTCCTCATCACGAATGAAAGGAATGGGCGGTGCCATCAACTCCTATAACTACATCAAAGCAATTGCCGAAGAAATACGTGGCCTTGCTGTCGAATTTAACGTACCAATCGTATCTGCAACTCAGACAACAAGAAGTGGATATGGGAACTCAGACGTCGGCCTTGAAGACACATCCGAGTCTTTTGGACTCCCAGCAACTGCCGATTTTATGTTCGCCCTTATCTCAACAGAAGAGCTAGAGCAACAAGGCCAGATGATGGTCAAACAACTAAAGAATAGATATAATGATCCAACGTATCATAAAAGATTCGTTATTGGTGTTGACCGCTCAAAAATGCGCCTTTATGATGTAGAGGAAACTCAACAAACGCTGACGGATGATACCCCAATGTATGATAAGTCACAAGCAGTGAAGAAACAAAAGTTTGAAGGATTTAAATTATGAGTGATTTTGAAACACATGAAAGAGGCACAGCCAAGGAACTTAGATTATCCAGAGCATTGGCCAATGTAGTTAATGACCACTTTAATGAAATGCCAAATGATATTAAAGATGCGTATATGGAACTACAAGCACATTATAATTATAATGTCATGGGTGAAAATTTTGAATGGAATGAATAATGATTGATGTGATTGATTATAACGAAGATTCGGATGAAGGTCCTGCAACGATGCGCGTATTGCTTGATGCTAAGGCCAAAAAGAATCTAATTGAACTTGGGTTTATTGCATCACTTAAAAGATCCATAGAAGAATATGAAGAAAGTCTAAAGAAATGAAAGCAACACTAATCAGCTTTTCCAAACCTACGAGGCAATTATATGATCAAGGGTTATATGACGCGCAGGACCTTATTGCATACTGCGCCAGAGTTAGCAATCCAGCCAACCAGTTTAATACAGCGACTGCTGAAAAACTGCTCGGATATCTGGCCAAACACAAACACTGGTCCCCATTTGAAATGGTCTCAGCCTGTATCGAAGTTGAAACAACCCGAGACATCGGCCGTCAGTTACTACGACACCGCTCGTTCTCCTTTCAAGAGTTCTCACAAAGGTACGCAGATCCAACTAAAGATTTGGAAATGGTACTTCGCGAACCACGCCTTCAGGACGAGAAAAATAGACAGAATAGTGTAGAGATTGATATGACCACGGACGATGGTCGGCGTCTTGCTTGGATGTGGGAAGCACAACAGATTAAGGTCCGTGATGCTGCTCGTGAAGCATACAGTTGGGCTATTGATAATGGTATCGCGAAGGAACAAGCTAGGGCAGTATTGCCTGAGGGTCTCATGATGTCCAGGCTACAGGTCAATGGTACCATTAGATCATGGATCCACTACATCGAACTACGGTCAGGCAATGGTACCCAAAAGGAACACATCCAGATCGCTCAGGCGTGCGCTCAGGCGATTACTCAAGCCTTCCCTATGATATCATCATATGTAGAAAGTAATACCTAAGTATTACATAAATCTTATACGAAAGTATTATGTACATTCTCGTTGGTCATGGTATAATAGTACCATACCAACCAAAAAGGGAATATCAAAATGATTAACTTTCTTAAAGATCTAGGTGAAGCCGCAATTTGTTCTGTTATCATTGGTGCGCCGTTGGCGTACTATTTCATCTTTGTAATGACACCTTAATAGGAGACTTATATCATGGAAAAAGCACAAATTATCTGGCCAAAGACTATTAAAGTTATCATTGGTAAGTACCGTAAGCCTCGCCCTAACGAGAGAACTTGGCCCATGATCCGTTGCAGTATTGCGTACAACGGTAGGACGAAGACCGTCTCATCCAACCTTGGAACCGTGGATAAGGCGTTTGCTTAAAAAAAATTAAAAAAAGTGTTTACATTCCATCTTGGACGTGTTATAATACTAACTTAAACACAGGGAAAGGGTGACCCCACCTTTTCTTGTGATGTGAACTGGGGTATTTTATAATGAGGAAATTATATGTCTAAAACTGCTAAACTCGAAACCTACCTGCAATCTGGCGCATCTGTAACCGCCAAGCAAATCAAGTCAATGTTTAAATTGGCCAACCCAACCGCAGCCGTGAGTGAGTTGCGCCGTAAAGGTGTCTGCATTTACTCTAACGAAGCCACGTTGTATACTGGTGCAAAGACCACCAAGTACCGTGTCGGCCGTCCTTCAAAGGCTATGGTCGCCGCTGCTTTCCAGGCCGGTTTTACTGCCTAATAGTAAAGAGAGGGACTTCGGTCCCCCTTTTTTTCTATGCCTAAAGCTTATAAATATAACGGGATTGCTCTTACCATGACTGAAATAGTAGATTACAAATTCAATGAAGGTCAACTGATTGAAGAATTTAGACGATACATCGATTCTACATACGGTGGCCATTATTCAGTGAATAAGTTTCAGGCAACTGAATTTGTGATTGATGGTGGTCACGGCACTGGATTTTGTATCGGTAACGTGATGAAATATGCACAGCGTTATGGTAAAAAGGGCACATATATTGATGCTCGTAAAGACCTAATGAAAGTACTTCATTACGCTTTGATTCAATTATACATTCACGATAACTTACCGAAGGAAACAAATGAAACTAAGTAAAAACTTCTCAATGGCCGAGTTCACCAAGTCACAAACTGCTGAACGCAAGGGTATCGACAACACACCACAGGGTGAGCATTTGGAAGCCGCAACGGCTCTATTTGAAAATGTCGTACAGAAGGTACGTGACCATTTTGGCCCTACCACGATTAACAGTGGTTACCGTTCACCAGAACTAAATTCTGCTGTGGGTGGTTCAGCCACCTCACAACATTGTCACGGTGAAGCCGCAGACATTGAAGTTCCTGGTGTAGCCAATGGTGACCTTGCTAATTGGATTGTAGATAATACTGACTTTGATCAGGTGATTCTAGAGTTCTACACACCCGGTATTCCTGACTCAGGATGGGTTCATGTCTCCTATAAGGCAGATGGTAGCAATAGAGGTAAGGCATTGACCGCATCTCGTGTAGATGGTAAAACCGTCTACTCGGTAGGTATTAACGCTTAAAGAAAAAGGACCGAAAGGTCCTTTTTTTAATTTGCCAATGGGTTATCCAAAGCTCTCTGAAGCCTCTTGTTTAACCTATCTTCAACATCCTTGATCTTTCGATCAGTCGTGTCTCTCAGTGCTCCGGCCTTTTGATCATAATCATTCTGTAATTGGTCACGCTTGTTTTCAAACCGACCTTCCGCAATTTGGATTTGATCACGCACTTTCTCTTCCGTTGCACGGACCATATCCTCAACTCTATCGGCTTGTTTCTCTATACCTAGAATATCATCTCTTAAACCAGATTTGATATCACGTGTATATGAAATGGCCTCCTCAAGTTTTATTTCGATCTGCTTCTGCCGATTGGCAATTTCCGTGGTATCAATATTGGCAATGATCTCTTTCATATCCATATAGTCTTTATAGACCTCAAAGCCACCCCAAGCCGCACCACCTAAAGTAGACAGTGCAGTAATCAAGGCAAACATCTTGCCGCCAGTGAACTTGACTCCACCAAACTCTACCTCTGTTGACATTTTAACTCCTTATTTTTTTGGGTCTGCTTTTTTATTACTATAAGCATTCGCGCCAAAGAATGCTGCAACCAATGCAGAGATGGCAACAAAATACGTTGGTGCAATATCACCAATAATACCAGCGGCTTTATCCAAACCCAATGCTGATGTAACCATAATAGTCGTTGGGTACAACAACATACCAAATAGGGCAAACCACGTCATCTTGCGCATTGCATCACGTTGTGCATCTTGATCCTCAAGCTCTTTGCGCTTAAATTCTAAGTGCATATTCAACTCTTCATTGGTAATGTGCCCATCACCATTTGAATCTGCCGCGTCCAATATGGAACCTGATTCTATTGTTAATTCTTTTTTAGCCATTTAAATTCCTTTAGTTATATTTAATAATTGCTAGTGTAATAAACACAGCACTTGTAATTAACAAAGTTCCCATAACAGTATATACACTGTACATGAAGATATTCACAATTCTTTTCTTCCTTGCAAATTTAGCCTTACGTATCTGCAATTCTTCTTCGGCACGACTTCGTTTCATCTCTGCTTGAAACCGTACCCAGTCATCCCACATTCCACCACGTCCTTGGTAGATCATCATCTCTCTGAGTTCATTTTCTTTTGCAGCAAGTTGTTCCGCTGCCATAAACGCAGCGATGTCACTTTTATATCCGTGCTGGTGTGCCTTCTTGGCAATTTCTGCTTTTAAACCGAAATACTTTGCCAGTGCTTCACCCGCGTCGTAAATCTCTTTACCGTTTGCGAGTGTTTGTTTAATTACATCGAATGCTGCATTGGCAGCGGCGAGTTCTGCTAACATAATTATTTCCTTGTTTCAGAGATATGACATGCTGCTCGAACATTTTTTCCACCAGCAGTGGGTTGTGAGTTAACCATTTTAACTATGGAAACACATTCCTTTTCGCCACTTACTTGCATGGTATTAACAACATAGGCGGTGCCGTTATTAACGACGGTGAAGAAATATACTATAAATGTGTACATAAATTAGTCACTTTCCTTATACTGTGAGTCCACCATTTTTGTATGGAGGAGTTGTTGGGCCAAACCATTTCGCAACCCACGCTTTGATTCTGGTACCGTCGTTGGTGCGTACATCTGTGCATCGGAATAGGAACCACCGCCTATAGAGCCACCATAACTTCCGAAACCTGGAACATATGACATAACTGCGAGCACTTGTGCCTGTACTGCCTTTTGCGCCTCGACCGTTGCTGCCTTGGACATATCATCTGCTAGTGCCATGGCTTTTTCAGTCATGGCTTTTTTCATTTTATCGCGTCTTGAATCAGACGATGACTTAGATTTGGAATCCCCACCAGTTGCAGTATCCTCTTTTTCATCGGACCCTGCTTCGGATCCTCCACTATCTTCTCCCCCACCATCTCCCATCGGCTCTTCCACATCAGCACTGGAGTCTGATATTGATTCTGATTCTGGTTCATTTTGACTCACCTCTCCCGTTGTTGCTTCGTTTGAACTTTCTGTTTCTCTTTGGTTTTCTCCCACAGTTTCTCCGCCATTGGACTGTTGTGGTGTTTCTGTTGGGGCTGGGGTTGATTCTTGGGCCGGGGTGTACGACGCAACCATGTCATTAGCAGTTCCTCCTGGAATAAAACTATCAACCACGGAATCACCAGTCAAACTAATTGCGTTAAACTCACCTGTGCTTGAAACCGTAGGTATTGATGTGTTTGTAGATGTAGCACTTGTTGTGTCTGTGCCAGAAGCTTGTGCCGTTTGTTCTTCTAGCTGTGGTTTAATATACTTCTCATAGTATGCGGACTCATAACCATCACAGCCACTATCGTATAGTGTATCAAGTGTACACTGCTGATTATAATAGGCAGCGGCATAGCCTGGGCATGTGGTATTGTAAAATGGGTCCAATGTACACTGTTGATCGAAATACGCCTCTGCATATCCTGGACAAGCTGAACTATATAATGCATCTGCTGTACACTGTTGATTAAAATACGCCGTAGCATATCCTGGACAACCCGTGTCGTATAGTGGATTTGCCGCACAATTCTGATCGTATAACACTTGCGCATATGCCTCAGCATAACCATCACACGATGGGTCGTATAGTGCATTATTGTAACAAGGATTGGATGAGTATATTAAATTAATTGATGCGTCTGCCAATTCTGGACCGAAATAACCCCACCAATAACCCGTATCAGCGCCGAATGCGGACACAGTCATATTACCAAAGAAGTCGGGTGATAAGTAATTCTGATTAAATAACTCTGTGCCTGAGAATCGAGTCCAATCCATATCGTAGGAATAATCATACTCATATGACTGGTATAAATCACCGTTTGCCTTGTAGACATCAATACTCATAATCATTGGATCCACACCACCTTGTTCGCCTGCATTTGCATTACGATTTTTTATGGACCAAGAATATCTAAAGCCATCAACTTGTATGCCGACCTCTTTCAAGGCTCGGTTAATACCTACCGTCTGGCTGATGACTTTATTTTGTACACCATAAAGCCAACCAAAGTTTATTTGATCTGGGCCACAGTTGGGAGTGTAACCACCATCACCACCGTTATTATTGCCCCAAGTATTAGCGCCACTCGCTAGGCAGTTGTCCCAACTGGTGTTACCACCTAGGATATTACCGGTTTCACTACTGAGTGCTGGATTAGATACCAAAAAGGATGAAAGCAATAACGCCCACCCAAATATAAGTCTTTGTATCATCTTTATCCTCAACCGGTGATTCCACATTGCTTAGTTTTCCGACTTGTTTCCAAGCTTCTCTAGCATCTGGACCAATTTTACCTTCATACGGACATGGGGTTCCTGCCATCAACATTGCGTCGAACACTCTCGGGTCTTGACATAATGTAGAGATAGCCGCAACCTTCATACCCATATCGTAAAGGGTTTTGGATAACTTTAATCTTTCGCAATTCATATCGCGCACTGTTGTGCCACCCGAGATTCCTAGGATCTGAGTCTGCACTGCACCGGAAACACCAACTGTACATAGGTCGGTGTTGCTTGCATTAATACTTGGCGATATCGCCGAAGGGGGTGGAGACTTTACGGTTGTCTCATTTCTACCGTTTGATGTTACTGTGCTATTTGAAGTCGATTCAGTAACGATTGGTTGAGCAACCGTAAGTGATGTAGCCATAATAAAGCCAGCACAGACTGCCAGCTTCTTTATCATTTATTCTCCGT